TATTGTATTAGCCATTTTATCAGTTCCTTATTTAAGTTGCATTTAAAGTATCTTGAGTGTCCGCTCTGTCATATCAATGCAGGTATCCTTACGGGCTGCTCAATGAATTACGGGTCTTGATGGAAAAGCGTAAACATTCTTTCTACGTTGATTGCAACGCACAAAATGAGCCATATTAAAACCATGCTCATTACAATACATTTCTGTAAGATCAAAACCTAACCAATTTAACCATTGAAGCATCTTATGGTTACCCTCCCAAGTGTCTACAATAATTTCATGATAGTGGGTGTGTAAGTAATCAATTAATTTAGGAGATGCTTTAACAAAGGAAAACCAATTATCTTTCATTTTTTCAGAAAATACTGTCCACATTATAGCTTTTTGGTGTGTAATACCTGTTATACCTACAATAGCTAAAGGTTCTTTACTATTCTCTATAGCAAAAACATCAGGTGTTTCTGAGTATTCAATAAGAGTTTTCATTAAATCAACTTTATATACAGCTTCAGCTTCAAATAAATTTTCTGTACTCATTGTGCTGTACATAGGAATTACATGGCGTTTTTGCATGGGAACCATTTGTAAGTTCCCATGACTTATAAGAACTTTATCCATATAACTTTTTGAAACCATCATCTACTTGTTTAACAAAATGAGGATCTCGTCTTGTTGCGTTCCAGTATCTTTCATCTTGCATCATAGCTTGAAGGTCTGCTTCTCCAAATGTAGCGACAGGAGAAGATTCAGCAGAAATTTGAGTGTCTTTATTTTGTGACATAATATGTTCAATAAGCATAATGCCCTCTGCTGTTTCGCCTAATCTTTCTACAGCACCGCTTAATTCATCTGGAAAGTATTTATTGGCAAACATACTAACAGCTTCTATTCTTGTGTTAGCATTATCTCCTAGCTTTTCTTGCTCTGCTGCTAAATCATTCTTAGGCATTGCCGCATCAATAGCTTTGGCGTACATTTCTATACCTTCTTTAAACTGATCTTGACCAAAACCATTATTAAAAGCGTGTTCAGACCACCAGCTAAGAAGTTCATTATCTGTTGCTGATTCTGAATCTATAATATCAGGAAGCTCATAATCACCTTTAGTTTCTGGGCGGTTAATAAATCTTTCTGCATCATGTTCTTTTATAATGTCATCACGTTTAGCACCAAGTTTAGATTCCAATTCGCTATATGATTTAGCTAATTCAGTAGGATCATTAAACTTTTCTGGTAGCCACTCAGGTCTTTCTGGCGCGGCTTCTGCTGGTGTTTCTTGTATAAGTGTTTCTTGAGATGTTTCTTCAGACATTTGTTTTTACCTTGTGTGCATGGTTTATTCTTGCATTTAAAAGACCTACAATAAATCTTTGCCCTTCTATATGACGTAACTCTTCAGTGCTTACATTAGCACCATGAACTAAATCAATAGTAATTGTTCTTAAATATTTTAAAACTGCTTGCCCTGTATCGGATGTAAATAATTGCGCTACATTTTGACTTATTTGCTCATCTAGTTCTTTTGATCTTTGATATCCGTCAATCCCAACATTAATTTGCTTCGTTTGTTTTTTACTGTTCAACTACTTGCTCCTGTTGTTGCGGCTCCCCTTGCGTCATTTGTTGCTGTTGAGCCATTTGTTGTGCCATTGCAACTAATTGCTTACGCTCATTCTCATCACGAATCAAGGTATCAGGTACACCAAATTTTTTAGCAAGGAAAGCAGCAGTTTCCTCAGGGTTAATAAGAAGCTGCATTAATTCTGGGCCAAACCTACCTTGAATAAGCTCTAAGAACCTAGCAACAGAAGTAATATCTTGGTTAGCTTGCGCTTGCGCTAACGGAGAAACAGACTTAATTTTAACTTCTCTACCATTAACAGTAGGTAAATCTATTCTGCCTTGTTTTTTTAGTATATAAATAACTCTTTGCAATACTGGTTGTACTAACTCTGCTTGTAATCTACCAAATGCCGAGCCAATTCTTCTTGATAAATCAGCCATGCGCTCCGCAACCTCAGTAGCAGATGCAGGAGTTTTATCTGGATTGCCTAACATATCGTTATATAATGCTTTTTTAATATTATTTCTCATCTCACTTAAATTAAATTGTGCAAAATCTAATCTACCTGCTGCTTGTATTGGCTGTAGTCCTGCTGATCCTATAGCTTTTGGTATAATAGAACCTGGAACAAGTTGTATTGTATCAACATTTACAATACCATCATCATCCATTTGATAAATTCCAGATATAGCCATTTGTGCATTTTGAAGTATTAGCTCTATTGTTAAGTTAGTTGTTTTAATTGCAGAGAGTGCGTTCATTAATGGCCCACGCCCATATACTTCACCTGCACATTTACCCCAACGAAAACAAATAAATGGATTAGAACCTACACCTGACATTTGTTTAAAATAAATAATAGATTTTGTAGTCATACAGAAAGCATAGCTAAGATATGCTTCTTCATTTAACTTAGAGTAATCACGACATATTAATTCAAGAACTGTTGTTGTTGAATCCGTATTGCTGCTCATCATATTTTGTATTTTTTCATTTAATGTAGCGTCGGGATATAATATTTTTATTTGGTCAAATCTTATATTTTTTCTTTCTCTAAACACATGATCAATGCGATCATCAGGTCCAGTATCAAGTATTACATGGGGTAGTGGTATTGCGGAAAACCTAATAGGGTTTAGCGCGTCACCTTCTTCCGCAACCAAGACACCAGTGCCAACAACCAAGTCCATAAAAGATTCATGCACTTCTTGGGAAAAGTTAGAATTTTGTAAAACTTCAAAAACATATTCAGTTACCTCATCTAGTTCATTATTAACAAAATCTCGCTCTGCTTTAGGAACTTCAGAACCAGACGTTAAATCAGCCCACCTAGCAAAATTAGGAACAAGACCTGATTGTAATCTTGATGCAAACTCCTGTACGCCTACAACAGCAGTTTCATCAAATATTTTATCGTCTCTGCGTTGACCTATTGTCTCATTATAAAAAGATTCTCGTTGAGGTAACGCATATTCATAACACTCTTCAAATAGTGGTACGAAATTTTCTCTCTTAACCTTGGCTCTTTCATATTGCTCAAGGTATTTTTTTGCAATCGGATCTTCTATCATGTTTTATCCTATGTAAAGAATCTACTGTAATACCCAATACCACCACCAGATTTACCAGTAATAAGTGATCTTCTACCTCTAGCTCTACTTCTTTTCTTCGAAAGGCCAGAAATCAAATCCATTTGTTTTTGTTTTCGTTTTTTAATTAATGAGCCTTCTGGTGTATCAGCTACCATTTCTGCAGCTGCTGGTTCTTCTACTAATGGTTCTGTAGAAACTGCTGTTGACTCTGATTTAGGAGGCTCAATAGAAAGTTTAGTTTCTTCTTGTCTTCTTTTTGCAGGTGCTTTTGGTTCCATAGTAGAAACTGGAGCTGTTACTGTAGCTATCTTTTCTTCCATAGCTTTTTCTTTAGCTTCAGCAGTTTTTTGCGCTTCAGTTTTTTCAGCTACATCTATTTCTGACTCTGCTGCTTTAGATTTTTGCTGCTCTTTAAACTCATCAGAATTTTGCCACCTTTTTACAGCAGCATCATAACCTCTTCTTGATGGATCACCACCTGCTGTTGCTTCTCTTACTCTGTATTCCTCATAGCTCCCAGGATTTGTAGGCTTTGCACCAGTCAAACACATAATAAACCTCTTTGTTGTTTATGCTCGATAAGCATAGAATAAATAATAATTCAACGCACAATTACATACGCGACCATAATCCTTGCCTACGTCTTGGAGCGTTTCGTTTAGCAAAAATATCAAAACTAGTTCTAGCTATTGTAGGTTTTGCAGCAGCTTGATTGTTCATTAATGCTCTACCTTCTCCTGCACCAAGAAGCATATACTGCAATGCATCGTGTATATGTGAGTACATATTTTTATCTGGTTTATCAGCGTATCTTTCTCCAGATACTTCCATCCTTCGATACTGATACCCACCTTCAAAGCCTTTAATTAACTGCGCGCAACGTCTATCTACCAGAAACGCAGGTTTGCCTTCAGACATTTTGTTGAGTTGCGAATTGACCGACTCAAGTCTAAGGTCAACGGAATTAGACGGAGCGGGATATGCTCTAAGACCAGCACCTCTAAGGACATGAAAAGGGGTGGACTCGTCGGTTTGCGCGCGGAAATCACCAGCAGGATCGCCATATATAAGAACTTCAGAAACCCCAGAAAACCGAGTGGCAATCTCTTCACGAAGAACTTCAGCAAACCTAACAATACCCATATCAAACGCAACAATTTCTGACTGTACAAACCATCTACCTCTTACTTTTTGACCAAGAACTGCCGCAGGTGTTAGCCCAAAGTCAAGCCCAATATAGAGCGGATTACCTGCTGCGACTGGTATTTCTTCTTTAGCAACGTGTGTTTCTGTTACAAACATAGGATATATAGGCTTTCCGTCTTTAATTGTTCCTAGTCTATTCATTACATAGACATCAATCCAACTCTTTGTCTTACCTTGTATAAGGTTAGGATAGTAGGAGTCCATCATATTGTTACAATTTTCTGCTTTTTTATTTATTTCGTAACAATCTATCTCGCCTTCTTTAGTAAGCTTTTCAGTCATTCCAGAAGGTTGTGTAAAGAAAATCCAGTTATCAGGCTTAACAAGCATCTTTGCTTGCTCTCTTGGTATATGATCTGGTATCGGAACTTCGCCTGACATAATAGGCCACCAATGATCTTCCTCTGGAGCATTAGTATCTGCAATAACACCAGTCCAACTTGGGCCTCCTTCACGCATAGAAGGGAACCGCCCCACGCGCATGGTACACGCATCAATAATACTCTTAGGTATTTCTCTAGCTTCATTGATCCAGATGCCAGTGAGTTCGAGGGATAGCAATTTTTTGACATCTTCAGGGCGGTCAAGGGCTAAGAATAGAACTTCTAACTCTATATCGCCCTTTTTAATATTGTGAGTGTATGGAACAGACCAAGTAAACTTACCCCAATCGCTTTCTGGAAACCAATCAAGCCAAGTTTTTATTGTTGTTGTTTTAAGCTGTGGGTTCGTATTACGAATAATAGCCCATCGGCTGCGCCTAATACCTTGTGCGTTCTTCTTTTGCATCAAGGCTCTTCGAAAGACTTCAACACAACACCCAACAGATTTACCAGATCCTACTGGCCCACGTATACCACGAAAGAAGGTATCATCTTTCATAAATTGTTTTAGGGTTTCTCCATCAGGCTTGTATTTAAAGTCAATCACTTGTTCACAATTCCAGAATCTACACCCACACGCATTATCTTCTCTACAGTGGCAGGGGCTAGAGAATCAATAAGTTTATCTGCTTCATAATTTGTGCAGAAATCTTTAGGGTAGTGTTTAAAGTTTACAGTCTTAACAACCGTTCTTAAAACCTCTAGCTCCTGTGGAGATAATGTAGATATAAAACTCATTTCTTTTTCTTTTTAGGAAACCCAGCTTTCATATTCTTGTATGCCTTGTCAGTAATAGTACTCTTAGACTTTGGCCTACTAATACCCTTCTTTTTTCTAGCATTTATGTTTGCGTATAAACCTTTAGCCATTACTTTTTCTTCTTTGCTGGTTTCTTTTTAACTGGCATTGCTGCTTTCTTAGCAGCTGCTATACCTTTAGGTGTGTATGCGAACTTCTTTCCTTTTACATTAGGCATTCTTTTTATTCCTTTTGCTAATCATACTAGCCTTTTTCTTTGCATCCGCTTTAGAAGATGCACCCCACGCTTTAAGGCTAAGAAGTAAACGTGTTGGCTTTCCTTTAGAATCTCTTTCTGGGCCTTTCATATTACCCATTCTTGCTAAGAAAGAAGCGCGTCTAGGGTTATCACCGCTCTTAACTGGCGGTTTAAGTGTACCCTTTTTATAACTTGCTCGACCCTTTGCATTAAGGCCGCCTTTAGGGTTTTTACCTGCTTTTCTAGTCCACGCTTCTGTTTTCATTTTGCAAATCCTGCACCAAAATACAACCCAACGATAGCACTAACAATGTGTGTATCTAGGGGTGTAATAACAAACCCTGCTGCTTCTTTCCAAATAACTTTTTCACTATCAGAACCTACTAAGAAAGAAAATATATTTCCTTGTATTTCTGAATAACCAACTATAACACCTACTTCTGGGTAAAATATTGCAGCTATTTTAGGTAATACAATAATAGAAAACACTGCACCAAG